TCATAGAAGCGAGGTTACTAACATCAATTAAAGTTAAGGATTGTAACCCGTTTTGAACAGCTGTAATAGTTACAATATTACCAAAATGAGTTGCTGTATGCGTTGTTAATGTATTTATATAATTTGCTATTTCTAAAGCGTTTGTTCCTGCTCCTGGTCCTGTAATACCTCCAGTTAATGGGAAGGTATGTAAAACGCCATTTAAAGTAAGTAAAACATTCCCAGAGGATCTTGCTCTATCCGTAACCGTTAAGCTTGTAATCTGAGGTAAAGCTACTATGTCTTTGTTGTATATAACCGAAGTCTTAACCCATTGATTATTGTTACCGTTTATTACAGAGGTTGAGTTTGTTTTTTGAGGAGTAAATTCTATATAGTCGTTTACAATTCTTGCTATATTTATTCTATCGGTTTCAGTCGAAGCAGTAGGATTGTTTTTAGTAGTCGTATAGGTTGCGGTTGAAGGAGGAGAGGATTTTAACCCATTCCAAACTGAAACGCTCAACTCGTAATTCTGGCAAGTTAATCCTGAAGCTACTGAAACAAAAGGAGTAGTAATATAATATGGACTGTTTGATTTTATCATTTTATTGTAAATTTTAATAACTCTTCTACATCTAAGGCGTAAGCTTTAACTAAATCATCTGGTAACCTTTTAAACTCTTTCTCAAAAGGCTTTGTAAAAAATGAGGTTGTTTCTAATCCTGTATGAAATACGCTTGTTGCTATTGCAAAAAGTAAACCCTTTCTCGATGTAAACTGACCAGCTTTATTTCTTGGAGCTATACCCTTTCTAATTGTCCAACCGTTAAAAGCCATTAAAGGAGGTTTTGCTTTTTTGTATTTATATTTTGAATTAGTTACTCTTTTCTTTTTCCAACTTGAACCATCTGCCTTTGTACCTCCAACTCCTTTAACTCCATAATCTACAAACGTCCAGTAATCCTCCATTTCAAAAGATAACTCAAAACTATTCTTAGAAACTTTTGCTTTATAACCAATCGAATTAATTAGTTTACCTGAAGCCTTTTTCTTCTTACGTTTTAAATTGCCCTTAGATTTATTTACTACCTTAGTGCCAAAATAATCTAAAGCTTTTAGAGTATCTTTCATTTAAGTAGGGAAACAAAGGTTAATAGAAGTGTTAGGCATCTCAACATCAAAGGTCATTAACCATCCGTCTAAGAGGTTCTTTTTATCAAACTTAACAGCGTTTAAAGTAGGAGCATCTGACATAGTAATATTGTTCCTATCAAAGTCTCTATTCATTATCCGCCATATTCTATTTAAAGTAGCAAGAGTTTCGTTGAGGTTATCCGTTTCGTTATCGTTCTGCCAAAACTTATCTGTATTAACTTCCTTATTAATATCTCTAATTGCCCAACAAGAAAGCTCAACGCTAAATTGTATTGTTCCTCCGCTTGGAAAGGTAGCACTATTTATATCTATATGTAAAGAAGGAAATACAGTCATCTTATCAAGCTCTACATTTTCGCCTTTAGTTATGGTATTGATATAGCTATCAGCCTCTCCTAAACTTTTAAGGTATATTAGTAATTCTGAGTATTGATTAAGTCCTGCCATTATATATCTATATTATCTTTATTTTGTCTTAACGATGCTTCTAATCTTTGTTTATCTAATTTATGAGCTAAGAATGTATGCATTTCCCATACGTTCTTTTCTAATATCTTATCTACTTTTAACAAATCGTTATCTGCCAAGTCTACGATAGTACTATACCATCCCCATTTTTCAAAGTATCGAGATGCTTTGTTTCCCTCATTCGTTCCGCTTCCAGCATATATTTCTGGGTATGTTCCTGTAATTCTATCGCTAAAAGAGAAAAAAAAAACAACGCTCCATTTACTATATTCATCGGCATCATCTTCATTACGTCAGCATACTTTTTTGTACCCTCGTAGTTTGCAATTTCATAATTATTAAATACGTCTCTATTTGTTATTGGTCTAAATAAGATTGCCATTATCTTATGAAAGTTTTCTACCTCTAAACCCCAATCCGATAAATCAACAAATTCCGCAGTTGTTATATCGTCTAAGTTAGGTACAAATCCAAACTCTACATCTTGTATCTTAAAAGTATATTCAAACTCTGAGGTTTGCTCTATTGCTTTAGTAATCTGTATTAAGATATCTGTATAATCTTTATTGCTAATATTACCTATATCTCTATACTTTAATTCTGTAAATATCTCTATTACTCTCTTGTTATAAGATAACTCGCTTAGATCGGTTCGTTTGTTTAATGCATCAAACCTTTGATATTGTCCTAAAGTAATTTCTTTTATATTTTCTGGTAACGTAAGAATCATATTATTTAAACGTTTAAATTAGTAATTTGTTATTTCTATCTTAATTCAAATCCTGTACTCCTACCTAAATGATAAGTAACGTTATATCTGAGCGGGTCAATTAAATGGTTGAAGTCATCAACAAATAATTTACTTCCTTTATCGGCATAGATATAGTTGTTTAATTCCTTAGCCATATTACTTGAGTTATGCTCAACTATAATTTGATAGTCTAATAGTAAAGCAATACCTAAAGAAATACTTCCTGGTCCTTTCTCCGCTCCTATAATATTACAACCTAAAGAAGCTAACTCGTTTATTAATCTTGGTTCTGCCGAATCAGCTACTATAAGACTATGTCCGCATACTTCTTTATTTATATGAGCTATCTCGCTTGTAGTTAGTTTAGGCTTATATAAATGCTCTTGAACGTAAATCTTTTTATGCTTCTTATCTATTGCAACTCCGATTAATGTAGTTGGATCAATACTGAATCCAAAATCTTGCCCATAAGATACTTGTAAATTGTCTGGGTTAAAAGCTCCAAAGCTCCAGTTATTAAATACAACTCCTACCGCTTTCTCTAACCAAGCTCCTAAAATTACGTGCTTATATTTATTAGGATTATTTATTTTAATACGCTCTATCTCGTTTACAAAAGAAGAGTCTAAATGCTTTAAATTATCTAAGTAAGTTGTATGAATATAAGTTACGTCTCCTTTTACTCCGTTAAAGTTTTCAGATACTCCAGCATCTTCAAAGAATCTTTTATATATCCAATGCTCTTTTGTAGTTGGGTTTAATATTAATATAACTCTATTATGAACTCCCTTTGTTCTTAAAGATAGATTTATTTTATCGAATGTACTTTCGTCTGATAGTTCTTCCGCCTCATCTAATATCCAAGTTGTAACTCCTTGTAAGGACTTTAGATTTGCTGTTTGGTCACCACTTGAGGTCTTTAGTCCTTTAAATATTATTTCGCTCTTAGAGACCTTGTTTTCGATTACGGAGCGGTTAATATTAAAATGCTCATTGATATCAAACAAATCTAACTTCTCTTGAAACTCTGGGACGATAGACAAATGAGCTGAGGTCATTGTTTGTCTTGTAAATAATATCTTATGATTTGATTCGTAGGAAAGAGCTGTAATAAAAGTACCAACTCCAAAAGATTTAGAAGACCCCCTTCCTCCCGTAACTATATAAAATCTTGTATCGTATTTTAATAGAGCTTTATATTTATTATTAAGGCTTATCAAATTTTAGTAAATCTTTTATATTAAAATCGTTGACCGTATGAGTATTATTCTGGTCGATAGTTTGTACTGGTTTACCTAAGTAGTATTCCATTAATATCTTGGAGGCGGATACATCAAAATCTTTTGTTGCTTTATTATGAAGCATTCTAACGACTTCTAAGAGCTGTTCTTCGCTTAACGCATCGTTTAGTATATCTTTGTAAGGATTCTTCCTTCTATCTATACCTTTAGCCTTCGTGGAGTTTCCTCCGTTGTTTTTACGTTTGTCCATAATCAAAAGAAATCAATAATTGATATTACTATTTAAACGTTTAATCTTCTTTTTTGTTATTGTAGCCTAAGCCTTTAAGTATTGTATTGATCTTAGATATCTCTTCGCCTTGCTTTTTTAAGACTGCCCAGATAGTTCCTAATATCTGTTCGTTAGTTTTTATTCTTTGTAATTGAGTATATTTTTTATCCTGCATATTTATAATAATTTTACTGCTAATAATAGTAATGTAGGAAGGAATGTAAATACCGCATCTAATCCGTTAGGAGGACTAAATCTCATTTTAGCATCTACAATCTCTTTACCAATTGATATAAATATCATAAAGCCAATAGCTTCCATTGTTGTTCCATATATTACTAATGGAGTTGCTATTATACTTCCGTAAAAGAAATGAAGTAATTTGTCTGTTGGTACTGATGCCATTGCTGATAATAGCTTTTTAATTAATTGTTTCATATTTATTTAT